TTCTAATCCAATCATTTTACCTATTTTAGCGGCCATATCTCTTACTTCTGCGTCAGATGCACCTATTCTTCCTTGAACATTTACAGTTATATTATTAGTTACGCTTGAACCACCAACCATTTTTCTAGAATCACTATTACTATGAACTCTTGCACCCGATGGTAAATTAACTAATTCTGGCCCTCTTTCTCCAACAACTGCTAATCCTCCTGTTGAAACTCCACCATCTGCAAATCCGGGAATTTTTTTAACCCATTTACCAATTTGTGTTATTATTAATGCTGCAACTCCTATAATTGCCGCACCAACAGCAATTGCTAATAAACCCGGTAATAAAGGAATTACTGCAACAGCAATTGCAACAGCAGTTATTATTGTAAGTATTATTGCTATAGTACCCATAATATTAGCCAACCAGTTTTCACCTTTAAGCCAAATATCTGCAAATACCCCTGTTAATAATGTAAATATTCCACCAATAAAACCAACGATAACTGTATAAATAACACCCCAAAGAACTTCACCAATACCTAGAAGAATAGAACCAAATCCTTTCAATACTTTCCAAATATCCCCTTCAAAAAGACCTTTAACTATACCTTCAAAACCACCCGTTATTCTACTTAAACCATCTTTAATAAGCCATATCCCGCCTTCAATCAAATAAGCAAACCCTGACCATATCCAACCAAATCCATCTTTAAATTCTTTAAATAAAGCAATAAGTCCTGTTATAGCAATAAGCGTACCAAGAATTACTCCTAATATCATTAAAGATTTCAATGCTATTATGGCTACTTTTCTACCAATCATTTTGTCATTCTTTTTAAACCATTTAGATAGTTTTTCTCTAGTTTTTTCAAATGTTAATAATTGTTTCCATCTTCTTGCTTGAAGTACCTTTAATTCCTTTTGAAGTTTGAACCATTCTCCCATATCACCTTCTTCAAAAGCATGGCGTATTGATACTTTTTTAGCACCGATTTCTCTACCTATTTCTGAACCCATTATTTTCTTTTCTTGCGATTTAATTAATTCTTTAGTTGTTATTAATTCTTTTTCTAATAATTTTACTGCATCCTCATGTTGAATCCCCAGTTTTCTATTTAAAGCATAACTTTCAAAATTCTTTTTGAGTTTATTATCTAAGACCATTGCTGACCATTTTTCACCCTTAGTTACTGATTGTTGAGTTTTCTCATATAATTTATGGATTCTTATTTGTTCGTCTTGTAGTTCGCTGAAATCTCTTAACACTTTAGATTGTTCCTTTGTTCTGGATATATCTTCTAATTTTCTTTTTTCTAGAATAGCAAAAACATCTACTACTGCTCTAACTCGGTTTTGAATCCTCCAAAGCCCAGAACCGGATAATATTCTTGAGGCGGCTGTCCATGCTTTAGAACTAGAAATGTTTTCTAGTGTAGTTTTTTGCATATCTTTAGTAACTTGATTTACAGAAATTAATCTATCTTGTAATTCTGTTAATCCTATTACTTCTTCTGCATTTTGGGCAATTAAAGTTTTTTGGTTTTTTATTTGTTCTTTAGCACTTTTATCTTGCTTTTTTTGCATATCAAGTAGGGGTTTTAAAGCATCACTAAAAGATTTAGTTATTTTAACATAATCTATTGTAGTTGTTTTTAATTGTTCAATCTTCTCCAAACGCCTTTTAAGTAGGACATCATAATCTGATTCAATTGATGCCATATCTTTTCACCTCCACTAAAAACTATTTTACTTTTTTACTTTTTTCATTTCTTTATCCATTAATTCTTGTTTATATTTTTCAACTTCTCCATGAATATTTAACATATCCATAACTAAATTTGCTGGCATTTTATATACTTCTAAAGGGCTTATTTTAAACGCTTGTGCTAAAGAATAAACAACGATTAGAGAAGCAATTTTAGGGTCTTTTGACCCTACTCTAACTGCATCTCTAAATCTTCGTTTTTTTCTTCATCCCCCTGCATACTCGTAAGAGGATTTGGGAGAATTTCTTTTAATTGATTGCCCACATAGGGCGTGAGTCTTAACAAATCAACTGAACTTAGAGAAGGTTCAGTTTTATCAATAAAATTTTCAACGCAATATCTATACATTGCATTTAAATCAATATCAACATCTTGTCTTTTTGCATCTAATTTTAATACCGAATTTAAAGCCTGTTCAACTTGAAGCCATGTAGGTTCTTTAACCCAGACTTTCAAGTATTCGTCTTTATCTTCTGCTACTTTAATATAATGCAGTTGGCTCTCATTCGGTACAAACAAGTCATTTTTATTTCCTACTATTGTTTTTTCTTCAAACATTTTTTCATCTCCACCTACCATTTACATACATACATGGTGGAATCTGATTTACTCCTCTTCTTCTTTTACTACTTTCTTAGGAGTAGTTTTCTTTTTCTTAATTAAAGGTTTTTTCTTCTGTTGTCGCTCTAAAACTAATTTTCCTTTTTCTCGCTTATTCATTTAATCACCCTTGAAGAACCCAATGTGTTTTAACAGTACAAGAGTTTAATGTTCTAGGCATAACTGTTCCTTCAACTGTTATTGGCCCTTTATCTTCAGGTATAGTAAAATTAGCCGCACTTAAATAGTAGTCTTGGAACTTCATTAGTATTTGTTCGCCATTGTCTTTATCAAATTGTAAAGTAAGGAGAGTAGAGGCAGTATCATCAATTTGTGTTTGATTTAATAATTCTTCAAATAATTTATCATCAGTCACCAAAGCAGTAAAAGAAACTTCGTATTGCCTTTGTGCCGGAATAGCATCTTTAATTGATTTATTCCCAATACCAATAAATCTCTTATCTTGTAGATTGTTATTTATTGTCAATGTTAGATTTGTAACTTTCAAAAACTGTTGCCCAAATATGCTAAACAAACCGCTTGAGAAGAAAAATGGTTCTAAAAATTCAGGGTCTTTATCTGTGGTGCTTGAATCGTTAGCCTGTTCAAAGTTAAATAATTGACTATTATCTGATATTCCGCCTCTTGCCTCATAGTTTTCATCTTGTTCTAAAGTTTTAATTGTTCTTGAATTTAAATCAAGAGTCATCTTAACTTCTTCATTTTCATTAGCCGTCATTGTAAGAGTATTTACTCTATTACCTGTTGCTATTCTAACAAATGTAGTATCTTCTGAATCAGAAGCAGTATTGGTAGTCAATGTGCTAGATTTAGCCATAGTTTGTTCTAAAGCAAAGGAAGGTAATTTTTCCCCATTTGCTTCTTCAAACTTATATGTAATTGCATTACTTAATGCAGTAGCAGTTGATGTTGTTCTATTCAATAATTCTGAACCTGCTGCATTATCAAATCCATGAAGAATCGGGGGAACTAAAGTATTAGACGCTCTCGCTGTTTTATAGAAAATTGGCCCTTGTTCTATAAAAGTAGAAACTGTGTGTTCTCCGGTAGAATTTGCTGATTCAAGATAAACATGGCGTCTATCATCAACAGTAGGTGTTCCATGAGCATTTAGTAAATCAGTAGGAGAACGGCCTGAAGGATTTCCAAAAGTAGCAGTAATTTCTGTGCATTTTCCTAAAGCATAATAAAGCCAAGCCCCATGATTAGCAACTAAATTTATATTTCCACCCGATGCAGTTTCAATACCTTTGTATTGATGAGTAAAGTTTCTTGTTCCACCTAATGCTAAATTTAACTGTTTCATTTCAACTTCTAAATTAGGAAATGTTGCGGTTTCTACTAAACCTAACCAATTATCTGCATTAAGTCTTTTTGTGGTATCACTTTTTTCACCAACACAAGGCGCACCATATCCTCTAATATGAATGAAATCACCGGAAACAATTGTTCTAGGAGCAGGTGATAATGTCAAATCTTTTTCATCATTAGTAGTAATAGTGTGGGTAGAAATAACAGTTGTTGGTGCGCCTGTTGCATATAATTCAACAGTACAACCTACATATAAATCATTAACCATCAAAAAATGTGCTTCCCAATCATCGTGCGCTCTTACTATACTACCCGAACTATTACTATGGTCTAATGGTATGTATAAATCCACTTCAGGTATAAGTGTTAAACTCGCCTGACTTCCTAAAAATATATCTTCTGCTGACATTTTATTTTTCACCTTTTATTTTTTAACTTTTATTTTTTACCTTTACTTACATACTTAAGGTATTGCAACTGCATATTTTTTCATTTCAACAGTTAATTTATATCCGAACAAGCGTTTATTTCTATCATTTGCTTCAGTTCTGGAATTTAAAAATAATTGATTCATTTTTAATGAATCGCTACTAATCGTAATTGTCGCTCCCTTCCTATTCTGCTCCAACCTATGACGGACTACATTAAAAAGCCTTTCTAATCTATCACGGCCAAAGTTTGCATCTGTTCCTGCCCTTTCATCTTGAATAGTTCTTAAATCTATTGTCATCGTATATACTTCATCTCTAATATCCCAACTAATTGTAGGATAATCCATATTATACCCACTTTCTGAAACAATAATTAAATCTCCAGATGATAAATCATATCTACTTGCTCTATTTTTTGTCATATTTCTAATATCAATTATTGTTGGCGTTCCTATTAAAGATGAATAACTGCTCCCTAATACTGCTTCTGCTGAACCCGCCCAATTATTATTAAGAGTATCTTCGCCGCTAGTAAAAGTTGAAGGAGTAATTGAGCCACCTGTAACTGCTGCGGGATTTAATAAAGTTACTAAATAAGTAGTATTATCCAAAATATCACCCCATATCTTTCATGAATGCTTCTTCAAGTTCTTTTGTTATTTTTTCTTCCATTTTCTTTATAACTATATCTAAAAGTTCTTGTTTATCATCAATAGAATATGCAGGAAATAATTCTTGAATGTGCTTTTCTTTTTCTAATTCAGTCCGATATAATTCATCAAAAAGTTTTTTGTTATTTCTAAATTTATTTAAAAATTTTTGAAGTTCAGACATTATTATTCCTCAATCAAGTAAAAATACAGTTTCTTTTCCTAAGTTAAGTAAATCTTCTGCTTCCTTTTTTAATAAATCGTATTTACTTTTAATGTCAATACTAGCACCCGTATCAGCAATTAAAACTGTTTGGTCATCTGCTCTTAAAATTTCACAAGCCGCTAATTTAGTTGCGGCATCACTAATAATTCCCGGAACTCTAGGATTACCAGCAATATAAGTTACTCTTACTGAATTTCTATGTAAATAAGGAAATTCTGTTCTAAAGAAAATTCTCCCTTCTCTATCAGATTTCCACCAATTACCTAATCTAGCCATATCTTCTTTATCAGTAAAATCTGTTTTACTTAAACCTGTTCCGGTAACAGCAATAGTACAATTTGAACCATCTTCTCCAGATAATAATGAAGTAATCACTACTTTATTTTGATTTTCTGAATCAACAGTAGCGTAAAAATATTTTGAAGGAGAACCTGCTTCTGTTTTAGCAGCAGTAGCCCCTGTTACAGAAGATGTATTAGTAGGAAATACCTCATTAATTAGATATACAATTTCTTGAGCAGTAGTTTTTGGCCCAAAATTATTATTAAAATGAGTATTTAAAGTACCGTTATCTAAAACAATTGTTGTACCATCAGGTAATCCTAAAGTTATCGTGCTAGTTACTGCTCTATTAGTATTATCAGTAGCAACAGTTACAGAAGCAACTGCTGATGCTAATTCAGTCCAAGAACTACCTTGCCAAACTTCTAATTTTAATACCTTTTGAATATGAGGATTATTTAATTGAACAAAACCCACATAATCAGACCAAAATCTAGGGTATTTTCCTCCCCTAAAATCAAAATCATGATATTCATCAATATAAGTTATTGGTCTATATGATACTCCAGTTTTAGTATCAATATAATCTTCTATTCTTTTAATATATGCTCCAACTTGTCCTTCTGTTGGATTAGTAGAACCAGTAAAAGAAGGTATTTGTAATAAATCAGCAACTAAATCCACATTAGTATAATAGCCTTCACCATTAGCATAATTAGGAGCAATAGCAGTATAATCAGAAGGAGAATAATATTTAGCCATATTATTAACCTCCTAAATATGGAGCAGAACTTTCTAACTCTCTAATACCATTTTGTATTAAATTTTTTAAATAATTTCTGGCCTCATTAAATCCTGCCTTTGGAGAATAATCTTTAATTCCTGCGGCTGTTAATGGTTGCCCCGTACTTCCGGCTTTTCCTCTAGGTTTTGATATAAATTTAGGCTTTTCAATCTTTTCCCCTTCTTTAAATTCAAAAGTTGGTTTTTTAGCAACTTTATATAAATCTACTAAAGATATTTTTTTATTACCTTCAACAATAATATCCATAGGCATCCATACATGGCCTTGATGTATGCCATATTCTTCTAACATTTCAGGGCTTTTAATATAAAATGTTACTGTATATAATGAAAAATTTATTGGTGATAACTCAATTTTATCTTTAATCATATCAAAAATTTTACCATTTTTAATATATCTATTAAATACTTCTATTAATTTAGAATAATTTTCTTCTTTATTTTCATAATAATTTGAACTAATTGCTAATATTAACATAGCATCTTGTTTATTCATTTTTAAACTATGTTTTTCATCTAATTTACCAAGTAACTCTAATGACTGTTCTTGGCTTTTTCTTCTATATTTTTCTGTATGGGCATCTAAAAGTGGCCCTTGTTGTCTAATTAAATCTTTTATATTTTTACTATCTGTCCATAATTTTCTTCCTTTTAACTGCTTTTTCCATTTTTCAGGTAAATATTTGTAACCTTCTCTTAGAGTTTCATGCCATTCCGCACCAATTCTTTCTAATTCCCTTTCTTGTCTAGGAGTGTCCATTGGTTCTCCAGCAAAAGGATTTTTAATTTTCTTTGTAGGAACTTCAATAACTTTACCATAATCATCATCCCAAGGATTTAATTTTTCTCTTGCTTCAATTAATTCCCTATAAGTTTCATAATCTGGAACAGTTAATTCTTGAGGCTCAGTTTTATCTCTATACCAAACATCAGATGTAATATCTCCTTTTTCTTTTTGATATTTATATCTTCTATTTCCTTGATGGTCATCTATTACTATTTCTGCATTAGGCCAAGCATCTTTTACAATTTTTTTAGGGATTTTACCTTCTCTATGGTCTATCTTAAGTTTGACTGTTATTCCTCTTTCTTTATCAAATGAAGCAGAAGGTTCCTCAAATGCTTCTTTATCAAAAAATTCTTTTTGGCTCATCTCATAATTATTATTAATTAATTTTCTCTGTTTTACAGATAAATCTGTTTCACCAAATTCATGTAGTTCTCCAATCCATTGTTTAACTTTTGACTCATCTTTAAAATCTCTTAATTTCATATCCATATCTTCTAAAAATAATTCTTCTACCCAAGAAACTTTATCTGTAGGGAAATAATCTTCCACCAACCCATCAAGGTCGGAAGATAAAAGTGATTGATATGCCTCTTTAACAGCAGTTTCAAACCAACTTTTCTTTTCTTCATCCCAGTTAATTTCTCTCTTAGTGTTATCTTCTATATCTTCTATTCTTTCTGGGACAATTTCAGCATTTTGTCTATTATATGGGTTTAAAATAAACTGACCAAGAGTATTTTTAATATAACTATCACTTAAAGTGATAATATCTGAATTAGAACCAATACTCCCATCTGTATTTTTTTCAGGCCAATAAAACCTTTTATCAACCATAACATATTACCCCCTCACTTAATTTAAGCAAGCCATTTAGCCCATGCAGCGACTTTAGTTGCTTTTGACATTAATCCTAAACCGCCACTTGGCGGAGAATAAGTTATTTGTCCGGTTTGAGGGTCTATCCAATAAGGGTTATTCATTTGGTCATATCCTGACGGTGGAACCGGATAACCAGTCTGCATTCCTTGATTCAGACCAACAGTAGCACCTCCTACGCCGCCAATAGCACCTGCACCCATAGCCCCCATCATAGGTTGATTTTGAGCCTGTGCGCCGGTTGTTTGTGGGGCAAATCCTTGACTTTCAAGATATTGTTGTTTAGCCATTTTACGCTGTAAAACCACTTCATTATTAACTGCGTTATTAAGTATTTTTTGTATATCTAACTGTATATTTTCTTCTGTAATTGTTCTATAATTAGAAAGACATTCTTGTTGTAAAGTAATGTGATTTGCTGCTGTATCTATTGAGAACTCTAATTTAGATAACATCTCACTAACTACTTTTTGTACTATATCTTCAATCATTAATGCAATTGATGTAACAAATTCTTCACCATGATATTGAAAAAATTCTTCAACATGGTTTTCTTGCAAAGTTAAAAGGTTATTTACTGCCTTAAAATTCTGCTGTTGCGTATTATCAATTGCCGTTAAATATTTATTTGCCATTTTCATTCACCTTCAATCATTGGTATTATTTTTTGTGCTTGGGATAATTTACCCTGTATATCAACCATTAGTCTAGTATATTGTTCTAACGGGTTTTCTTTTGTTCCTTTTGGTGGTTCTATTACCCACCCCATAGAAATTAAAGAAGCCATATCACTTTGATTTAAGTGTGTTAATGGCCCTCTTTTTAAAGTTGGTAGTTTTGGTTTTGGTACAAAAGAGCGAAATTCTAATCCATGTTGTTCTGCTAATATTTGTTGTTCTAACATTTCCATTTGTTTAAAAAATCCTGAATGTTTTGGGCAATATGTTCCTTGTAGTGGTCTGCCTTTATTTACATTAGATAATGGTAAAGGTGGCCGCATTGGGTCTGATAAATCCCATTCTTGTTGAGAACCACAAACTACGCAACGGTGGCGTAAATTAAATTTATACCCAAATCTAATAAATAAAAACTTCTTCTTTTCTGGTAAAAGAACCTTACGAATTTCTTTTAATTGTTTTTTAGCCCTTAATTCTTTATATTCATAAGGAATTACTGGCCCTGCTGCTCTTGAAGATACTTTATGAGTAGAAAAAGGATTAGTATTAGAAGGATTACCAATTAAACCGGGATTAAAACCTTGAATCATGAAGAACCACCTATAACCCTACCATCATCAGCAATTTGAACTTGTTCCCAACCCTCCCAATTAGGGGAAGTTTGTGTTGTACCTGTTTGGGGTTTGTTAAAATCACTAGGCTTATTAAAATCACTAGGCTTATTAAAATCACTATTTTCCCCAATTACTATATTTTCTATACTATTCATTGTGTTTATTAGTTGGTCGTATAATTTCTCTAATTGAGGATTATTAAGATTATCAATCTGTGATTCAAGGGTTCCTATTTCATTTTGAACTCTTTCTACATCTGTCACAAGTTTTGGTGGAATTGCTGGCGTTTGTTTTAATATTTTTTTCCAATCCATAATAACCACCTAATAATCCTTAATCATTGTCATTACACCACGATATACCATTTCTGAATCTGATTTTGCACTTACAATATATTTATGCACCGGAATACCTATTTCATTTAATTGTTGAATACCAAGCCTAAACGGTTCAAATATAGGATGACTTTCAATTGTATCATATTCATATTTTTTACCCCATATATCAAACTTATTTGCCCATATTCCTATTGCTTTTGGATAATCTGACATTTTCTTTTTCTTATTTTTTTTACCATCTCTCCAATGAGTATCAGTAATTAAATCTATTAAATATGTCCATGCTAATTGATTATCAAGATTATATTTTTCCTGTAAGTGTCTATCATCCACCATAAAAATAATATATTCAACTTTTCTTTTTCTAATATCTTGTTTCCATAAATTCCAATATTGGCTTTGTCCTCCAACATCTGCTGCTTTCAATGTTTTTAAATCTCCCTCTATTTTGACTACTTTTCTAGTTGGTTTTTCAATTCCGACTGTTCTTCTTTTAATATCTGGTACTTCTCCTCTGGTTCTTAATTGTCTATGTAATGTTGTTTTTCCAACTTTTCCTGCACCATATATTCCAAATTGATGAGCATGAACCCTATTATAAACTGCTAAACCTACTTCTGCGAAGAATACTGCGAAACCTGCAAGAAAAGACACATGAAAACACCAATTTAAATTTACCAAACAATTTCTGATATTATTTCAAATAACATTCCAAAAATATTAATTCCAAAAACCCCTGCTATATTACCAATACATAATGCGGCAACAGTAGCAGTTATTCCCCATGTCCAAGCCCTAAGTTTTAAAAACCAAATATCGGCTGAATGCGCTCTAGTCATATCATAAGCAATAGTGCTATCATCTGCACTTAAAACATTAGGAAACCAACCCAATTAATCACCTATTGCAATTGTTCTAAAAATTCAGGAGGTAATTCATCATTAGGTGTTGCATACATTGGTACTTTATATTGCCTCATACTTTCCATAATTCTTTGTTTTTGTTGTTCATCTCTTTGTGTTTTTTCCCAATAAAATTTAATTTTTCGGTCTAATAACCATAATTCCATTCTTTCATTCATAACTAAGTCCATAAAGGCTTTAATACCCATTATTCCTCCAATAGTTATTAATGTAAATAATATTGCATGACTAAATGCTGACCACGGTAATTCCATTCCGTAATTAGCATAGAAATACACATTTAATCCACTACAACAACCCACAAAAAGAATTGTCATTACTAATCTTGTATCTTTATTTATTGCCGCCATTTTAATCACCTTAAGCATATTCTATTGTTACATTAGGCGTTCCACCACTAAATGTAAATCTTAAACCTGTATGACAAATAACCCCATGCATATCAAATTCAAGTGAAACAGCAGTTGGGCTATAAGTAGCATCACCACTCCCATCAACACCATCCCCTCTTAAAGCGGGTAAAACAAATTTAGCCACAACTTTACCACTTGAAGCGATATTATCATATATAGTTACTGTACTAACTGCTGTTGCATGGGCATTATAGCCATGAATACTGACTAATTTACATCTTCCACTAAAAACTGTTGTATCTGTTGTAGTTAATAAACCACTACTTCTGCATCCACTTAAACTCATTTTAACACCTATTTACATTAGGGTAATACCCTTCATTAGCGAAGAGGGGAGAACCCCCTATAAAGATAGCGGAATCACTCGGAATCATCGGCTAAATTAGCCTCATCCGAAGTGTTTTCCTCTAAACTTTCTTCAACTTTAGTTTCATCTTTAGTTTCATCTTTAGTTTCCTTAATAGTTGGCTTAACTATTTCGGTCGCTTTAGATATAACATTAGATACTTTTGATTTCTTAACAGAATAATGCTTTCTAAGTTCATCAACACCGCTAAATTGTCCTAATTCTAATAAATTTTCCAATTGTTTATCTTCTATAGAATCTAATTCTTTATCAGAAAAACTTACTTTAAAGTCTTTACAACCAATAAACTGAATTGCCCTTTTAGTTAAACATTCAAGGGTTTCTCCAGTTTTTAACAATTTATCAGGTTCATGACCATAGCCTTTAATTAATACTCTTCCACCCGAAACTTCGGATATTAAAGTTAATTTAGCCAAAGTCAATCACCAAGCCTCAAAGATGTCCCCAAACTCTTAATCTGATTTCAGCGATATTATCTGTATTGCTTGCTGCTGGTGCTACAATTTGAAATTGTGTTCTTGAATTAGCATGGTATTTACCACCATCTGTTGCTCCTGAAGCAATTTCTGGTGCTATCATAGATACCGCATATCCACCACTAATAGTATCAACAGAAATTCCTGATACTACTACACAAGTGACTGTACTTAATCCAAAACTACTAGCATTAATAGTTTCACCATTTGCAGTATAAGATGTAATATCAACTACTGCATCAACATAATATTCGTCGCCAGAAACTTTAGGAGTAGTTACTCCTTTATGGTCTGCCAACAATGTTACTGTATGTGCCATATTTATTCACTCCATTTTTTAGTCAAGTAAAAAATTACTGTATATTAGTAATTTTACCTTGACCCTTAAAGAAGGTACAGCCCAATTCTCCCATTGTTCGGAATAGACCCCTGTTTCCAAGACTACCGACACCGAATGGGTTTCCATGATTAATACCATCTTCAAAGTATTGAGTTGGTTTCATAACTGCAAGCCATAAATGGTCTGTATCTAAGAACAGTAAATCACTAACTTTTGTGGTTCCTTGTCCTGTTGATGGCATATCCTTACAAGGGATTAAAGGTATATCAAAGTATGTTGCTACTCTAAAACCAACTTCACGGCCTTTTACACCTTTTACACCTTGATGGGTTGGAATAACTTCTTTTCTCTCAAGGAATCTTTCTTGGCTTTGTAGTAAATCAGCAATTGTCTGAATTGTATCGTAACCAGTTAAAATAACCTTTGGAGTACCACCATTGGTTCGTAGGTTTTGAATCATGTTATTTAGTAAAGTAGTAGTTAATGCTCTAACATTACCTGCGGCATATCCTGACCCATAATCAATTACTGAATCCATAAAAGACTCATTATATGCATTAGCAACTAAATCACGACTATCATTACCGTAAATTTGGCTTAATTGTGTGATTAATCCACCTGTACTGCTTGAAGAAGCATTTAACATAGAAGCATCAACCATAGCCTCCATTTCTTGACTTGATGCTACAATCTTCATTAATGAAGTATAATTACGCTCAATTGAATCATAACCACTTGTATCATAATTCTCAAGAGGCATTACAGCCATTACTGATTGTACTTCTGCGTGTAATTTACCCATATCTTCTCTAATTAGAGAACGAAGGTCGCCAACACCATCATCAATTTTAGCCATTTCTGCTGCTAATTCTGAATAATCAAACTGATGTGCAACAGTCTTTGGTGACATATAAAGTGTAGTGTATTCTGGCGCAATTGCATTTAATCCTGTTGAAGCCAATGCGTGATTTTCATCCACACCACCAATTTCATCAGCATTTGGAGCATCTAACGCTGAACCTGCTGAATAAGCAGTTGTACCTAAACCAAAAGCAGCACTTGAACCGCCAATTGGCCTTTTTGTCATAACTCTCCAACCACTACTTGTATATGGTCTTTTAGGTAAAACACTTAATGGGTTAATTTCTTGATTAATCATTGACCAAACTTTCTGCCCATAAACCATGTTATATAGTGAAGATAGATTTGGCCCTGCGGCTGTACCTGCTAAACTCATTGCTCCGTCATGAAGGAAACCAGAGTTAATACTTGCAACAGCACCAGCACCCTTCAAAATTGCATCATTTCCGTAGCGACCGTATGTAGCCGCTTCTAAATCCTTAATTGTGTTAATATATTTTGTCATTTTTAATCACCTTTTTCATTTATTTAAAAAACGGACTCAAAGACCGCTTTTTTCCTCCAATTCTTGTACTGCTAAATGTAATTCATTCCAATCCATTTTAGCAATTTCATCATATGTTGGAACATTTACTTGATTTGCTACTGCTGCCTCTTGCTGCTTTGTAAAAGTCATTTCAGCATCATTCTTGATAGTATCTAATAATTCACCGAATTGTTTCTTTAATTCATTAACCTCAATTCTTGGGTCATATTCTGACTTTGCAATTGCATCTTCTTTTACAGCAACTTCTCGGTTAAATCTCTGTTCAAAAGAACGCTTAATGTCCTCATAAGCAAGTTTTTCCATTTGTTCTGCCTTAAATTCAGCATATGCTTTTTCAAGATTTTCAGGAGATAAGTCTAATCCTTTAGTATCCCCATTCCAAACATTTTTAACAACTTTAATTTGGTCATGCTTTGGTTTAGCGGTTCCATCATGTATTACTTCACCTGCTTCACCTGCTTCAACTTGACCTGTTGCCAAATCCGGCTTACTCTTTTCTGTGTTCTCAAAGTCAGACAATTCTAAATCATCTGCTTCGTCATTTTCTGCATCTAAATATTCTTCTGCCATTTTTTCACCTGTATTATTACTGGAATCTAATTTTTCATCTTCTCCAATTCCCATTTCTTCTTCTGGAAATTCTTCTTCTATACTTTTTTCTCTTGCTAATTGCCCTGCTTCTAATTCTAATTCTTCTGGCAATAAATCTCTTTGTTTTTGTGGAAGGGTTGCGTCAGGGTCTTCGGGAAATTGACCTTCAACTTCATCTAATGGCCCAGATAATTCTCCTGCTGCTCTTAATCTCTTTTCTGCTTCGGGACTTAATTTTTCAATTTTATTTTCTTTAATGCTTTTTAATAAAACACCTAATTCATTTATTGCTTCGCTAATTTCGCTCATATTGTTTTTCTCCATTTTTAATATATCAAATTTTGCTTCTGGGTTAATTCCTTTTTCACAAATTGTTATTTCATGTAATTCTAATTTTGAAATTTCGTTATAATCGCCTAAATCTTCATTATTTCTTTTTCTTTTTTCTAATGCTTGACCACCAATACTAAAAGACCTAAGACTACCTTTTCTAATTTCTCTTGAAACTTCTTTTGCTTTTTCTATATCACTTCTTAATTTAATTACTACAAAAAATCCTACATCATCAACATCAGTTTTCCAAAGCCTTCCTGAATTATCTCTATATTCTTTTACTACTTCTCCAACTTGAACATTTGAATGATTTGTCATTACATTTCTATATTTAGGTTCTTTCATAAATTTTTTAACTGCTTCATTTAATGCCTCTAAAGTAATTAAATCATTTTGTTTATCTACTATTTCAATTGAAGCATAACCACCGATATGTAAATCATGACTTTTTAATATTTTAAAATCGTGATTAATACCTGAATTTACTGTTCTTATTGAGGTTGCTTCACTCACTATTCCCACCATCCCATTCTATCTATATAAAGGGAAACTAATCTAATGAAGTAAAGGACAAATCTTTATTCTTATCTTCCCTTATATCCCATATTCCATCATCTGATTTAGGTTCAACGGGTTCTTTAGTAAAACTTGAAAATGCAATCCATTGTTTCTTTTCATCTAAAGGAACAACTCTTAAATGCAACTTAGTTTCAAATTTATCCCCATTTAAGAAATATTCATGATAACCGTGTCTTTGGACACCTAACTTAACATCTCCTTCATCAACTAATTTTTCCCTTGAAACTGTTTTTTGTACCTGTGCAGGATATTTCCCTGCTTTACCAAATAAGTCAAATACATCATCAATACTTTCAATTTTAATTTCCCAACCAAATTTAACATCATCTAAAAGAAAAGTTAAAGATAAGTTATCATCTTCTCTTAAATATAATTTAAATTTACCATGACGATATTGTTCAGGAGTTTTATAATTATCTTCTTTTTCAAGTACATTTTCCATACCTGAAAATTCATTATTACCGGAATAAGAAATATCATTTGCTTCATTCATTAAATGATTTTTTAATTTTTTACTATCACCATTAAAAACTTCTTGAAATAAATCGTTATGATTTTCTTTAACAAACTCTAATATTTCATTAATATTGGCTACATTATCAGGAGTATTCTGTATAAAGTTTTTAATAGAAACTCTAAGTTTCCCTTTCTTTGCTTTTAATAATTCCCCAATTTCTTCTTTTAAGAAATCTAAATCCACTAAAGCATTTTTAGCCATTAAATTATTATCTTTAAATCCGTAAATAGTAAAGCCGTCAAAATCAGTCTTAATAATAACTTCTGCTGTTCCATGAATATCATCTGTAATTACTATAGATTTCTTAAATGCTTTTGCTTTATATTTATTATCCATAGTACCATTAGAAGATAAAAACTCAAGAGTAACTAATTTATCTGGCTCAGTTACTTCAGGAATTTCAATAACTTTAGCGGAATATACTCTATATTGACCTTTACTATTTTTCTTTACTTCATCCACTTTAACTCTAACTATTTTTCCTATATCAACATCAACTTTAGTATTTAGGGCTTTACCTACATTTAGATAATATCTATCATCAATTTTTTTACTTTCTAATTTTCTAGCCTCTTCTAATTTTAAAGGCCCAGAACCAAGAGTATAAGAATTAAGACCATCCTTAGTAGTTTTCTTATCCAAAACAATTAAATCTAAATCAACAAATTTTTTCCACTTAATCCATTTAGGATTTTTTCTTGCACCTTTAATATAAGTTGATTCAATATCTTTAAGAACAACACCTTCTGCTGTTGGTATTTTCATAATTTCTTTAGCATAATTTTCTACATCTTTCAAATTATCTGCAATTCTTGTGTCTTTCTTAGATGGAAACTGCAACAACTCTTCAGAATGAATTGAATAATTTTGGAAAAGAGTTTGTATTCTTTCTCTAAGAGGTTCATCTGTCATATCTTTTTCATTATGTCTAAGTATATCAAACACATGAGCCTTTAATTCAAAATCTGATTTTTTATCCTTAAATATTCTAGCAACAACCTTTGCCCTATGTAATGGTTTATCCCCATCAAAGAGTAATAATTCAGCATCAAGAATACACTCGCCAAACTTTTTAGCCTTCATTATTTTAACTTGCTCAGGACATTTATCTGTAATATCCTTACCATTATATGAATAGATTTTAACTTTATTATCTATCTTATGAATCTGTATTCTCATACCATCATATTTTTCTTGAACAACCCATTCTCCAGTAAAGCCCCTTAATTCCTCAATATCATCTATATCAAATATTCTATACATTGGTTTATTAGGAGTTATAAAATCAATATTAGCCTTTTCCTCTTTTTCATCTGATTTAGAAATCTCTAATCCGAGCAACTGCTCCCACTCGGCTTCGGAGAAATAATTAACATATATATCCTTTAATAAGGTCAAAGCACCCTTAACTTTGCCTTTAACCCCTTGCGAATTTTTATCATTACCATAATGTTCAATAATATAGGAGGGTATGTCCTTACTAGGTAGGTCAAGTCCGATATGACCCCCTGTTATTTGGTCACCTTTTGGCAGGTACTTTTCCCAAAAATCATCTGAAAGCGGTTTTTTATCCTTTCTTAAAGCCCAATGAATAAAAACAGCAAGAATTTCTTTATTTTCCATTAAAGTTTCTAATACCTTTTCTCCATATTTTTTACTAAATGGGTCTTGAACATTTTCTGAATTATATCTTAATTCTTTTATACCATTAAAAATAGCAGAAGCAGTAGCAGATTCAATATTTACCGCATCACTTGATTCTAAATCTTTTTGATGTATTACTTCCTTCAAATCTCTAGCAAGGTCATCAAGGTCATCATACATATTTCTTAATCTATTAACCATTTTTTCCCAATCTTTACCATAACTTTTAGGGTCTTGTTTAGCAGAAAGATAGGCTACCCTAGTATCTTCAAAAAGACGCATAATGCGCCTAGATAAAGGATTTTTCTTCTTTTCAAAAGCAAGACCGCTTATTGGCATTTATTCACCATTTTACATCTTTGGCCCAGAACGCCATTCAGGAGCATTATCTCCTAATGTTGATTCTAATTCACCCTGTCCTTGAGCATAATCTTTATCTGCTAAACTACTTTGACGGCTACTCTCCATAGATAAACCATCCAATAATGAGTGTTCAAACCATTTTACATCATTTAGAAGTTTTTTAAAAAAATCTCTTATACTTTTATCTTTTGCGGTTCTACTAAACTCACTTAATTTTATTTTAATATCTCTTACTAATGATTCATCTTCATACCAAGTATGTGTTTTTTTTAAATCATCCAATTTATTTTGAAGGTCATCAATTGTTGGTGCTTTTAATGAAGCATCATTAATATAAATTTCCTTATCTGCTCCTTTTCCACCATCCATAGAAGTAGTCCTACTCAATGTTTTAGGGGTAGTTACTTTTTCTCCTTTAGTTCTTTCTAATTTAACATCTTCACCAGAAGTATCTTCTAATAAAGGAACCATGCTATCATCTGGCAATTGAAGAACACTTTTATCTTCACTTGAATGAGCCGAATCATAAACATTTGCTCTAAGTTCTTTTAGTTTTTTAGTTATTTCTTCAGCATCCATTTTTAAGCCCCCATTTTATCCATGTATTTATTAATATCTTCCCAACTCATTTTTGAAATCATGTCAGCATCAGGAATATTCCCTCCATTAACCGACATTTTAGGTGTTGGACTAGTAGTAGTGACAAAACCTGCTTTCATTAAAACATTATCGTCATTATACACGGTCTTTTCTAAGTTCTCAATTTTCTCCACTAAAATCTTTAAAATTTCTAGTGTCTCATTTTTAATTTCATTTTCTTCTGTCATTTTTTTCTAAGCCCCCTACTTTTTGGGTATATTATTTCTCTTAACTCCCTATATGTATTTTCATATTCTTTTCTTAATTTTGCAGCACTAGCCACAACATCAACATTATTTTCAGATAAAGATTTCATCTTCTTAGCCATTTTTTTATCTCCCTTTACTAAATCTAATTCTTGCATTAATTCTATTAATTCTCCCATTTTAGTAAAGTCTTGACCGAAATATTCAGATGGTTCTGCGGCCTCTAAAGTTTTCTTTAAGTGTTTTCTTTCCTTTTGAGATAAAGTCCTAAGAACAGGACTATCTTCTTTAATTATGTCATACCAATCCATTTATTCACCACTCCTTTCTTTTTCCCATGCATCTTCTCTTTCTCTTTCTCTTCTTTTTTCATCTGCTCTATCTTTTACAGTATCTCCGGTTTCTTCATATCCTTCTGAATACTTTTCACCGAATAATTCTTTTGCTTGAGCAGAAGTTAATTCATCTGATTCTAAAGTTTCATCAGTTGGACTAAATGCTCCACCTGTTCTTGTTTCATCTTCATATCTACCCAACATTTCTTTTGGTTTTCCTTTAGGAACCTTAAAGCGACCAGTTTGAGTATAAATCCAATTTAAATCATCCTCGGTGAAACTTTGGCTTAAATCAGTTAATTTACCTTTTAATATTTTATTAATTAGTCCAGCCCTTTGCCTCTTTATTTTAGCCAAAACAGTAGGTTTGTAGTCGCCATGAAGTCTAGGGTCTAAAAGAGAAGAGTCAGCAGGAGGTATCATTAAATCAATATATTCTCTAACTTGTTTTTCTGACCACGGTTTTCCATCTTTATTTAAGAATTTAGGATTTGTACCTTTTACCCAACCATCAATTTCATCTCTTAAAGTAAATACTAATTTACTTAAAGATTCATATCTTTTATGAGGCATGGTTTGGTGAGTTTCTGATAAAGGTTCTAATGCAGAACTTAATGCTGACCCTCCGAAAATTTTCTTAATTGTATTATTAATTTTATTAAAGGTTCTTGCCATTTGATTTTTAGTAGGAGTATGTTTAGTATTTAGTATTAAACTTTGATATTCAGTACCTAATGATTTATATTCTTTACTTAATTCTAATAACTCTTCTGATGTTAATTCGTCATCAACTTTATCTTCTACTTTTTCAAGAAATTTTAATAGTTTATTTAAAACCTCTATTGTTTTTTCACTATCAAGGGGTCTTTCAGTAATTTTTCCGGGGCGTTTTCTTTTTAATCTTAATCTACTTAATTCATCTTCCATTAACTTTATCCCATCATTAAGTGCTTCTAAAGATTCTTTATCTATTTTACCGTAATTACTAACTTCTTCACTATCCCAAACATTTTTAATATGGAATAATAAAGTTTTACCATTTCTACTTTTTGAATTTAATTTTCTTTTCAAAGTATTTAAACGATTTTTACTTAACTCTACACTTATTCCTCCATATTTTTCAGGAGATTTGCCTTCAGATAAATCTTCCAAAATATCAAAAGTCATGCCACTTGACACAAGAGTAGAAATGTTTTTAATAAATTCTTCAGGATATTCTCCCCCATCATAATATCTTACTAAATTATAACTTTTATTAAGTAAAGAATTAAAATTATCAAATGATTTATCAATAAAAGATTTTTCTTTTTTACGAGTAGGATTAACTAATTTATCTTCTCTAGTAATTTCTTTATTTATAACTTCTAAAATATAAGAAACACTCCTGCTATTTTTTAAATCTCCGCCAAATTCTTCAAAAATATCTCTTAAGGTTTTTAAATTTTCTAATCTAACATATCTATCATCTTGTATATTTTCATTACCCTTATCTGTATCAACATTTATACCAAAAGAATCACCCATAACAGGTTTAGGTTTTTCTTGAAGTCCTTTTTCATTAGATGCTTCGTATTGATGTAGAAAATTTAATAATACTTTTTTAAATTGTGCTTTATTACCTAAATTTTTAGTTGAACTGCCATCCATAAAAGCCTCCCAGAAAGTTTCACTTTCAAAACTAGGAGAAATAAATTTTTCAGGAGTTTTCTTATATTTAACAGATGTCTTATCTTTAACAGGTGTCTTTACTTTTTGCTCAAGACTTTCCCAATACTGGCTAGTAATTTTAGGAATATCACCTATTTTATCTAATTCTTTCTTACTAGATTTAATTCTAGATTTAAGTTCATTGAGTTTTCTAGTATATTTTTGTTTTTTATAATAAGGATGAGATTTACCTTGTCCAACTTTTTCTCCTCCAGTAGATTCATACACTATAGCATTAAGTTTCTCCAAAATCCTTTTTTCTGCCTTTTCCCATATATTAACTTTTACATTAGGTTTTTTTGCTTTACCCATTTCTCTATCTCTTTCTTCTATTATATCAATAATTTCTTCAGGAGTTTCTACAGCCATAATTTCTGCAAGTTCATCGCCGAAAAGTTCAATATCTTTCTTTTCTTGTTCAAGTAGTTCTAAACCTAATTTATGTATTAAAAAGTTTATTTTTTTAACATCTATTTCTTCATCTTCACTATCAATCTCTGAAGGGTCTTGTAACTCTTCCCATGTTAATCCTCCTTCTTTTATAGTTTTAGTTATTTCTTTAGTTACAATATCTCTTTTTTCTTTAATGTTTTCCAATTTGATTTTAGCATCTTTGATTGTTTGCATGATTTCTTTTGATTCTTTTTCAAATTCACCTAATCTATTGGTTACTGTTTCTACACCTTGTTCCAATTTTTCAGTAGAAAGATTTCTCCACTCACCACTTATAGAAACTTCCTCATCACTTTGTAGCCATTCGGGTATTTCTTGACCTAATAAAGTTTTTAATTTCCTTAACATCTTTTTGTTATTAGTAATATTTAATCTAGCCAATTTTAAATCTTCAATTAAAGTACCGATTCTAGTCTTAGCAGATTCAAATTCTTCTTGCCAATCCCAACCTAACTTTTCCCTAATTATTATATTAACATCACCAGCAGATTTTAACAACTCTTCTTCTAAGAAAACTTTGGCTAAAACAAACGGGTCATTAGTACCCGATAAATAAGCCTTAAGTAAAGTCATATCAATCACCACTTATTTTCACTTCTTTTTTGCTTTTTAGGCAAATGAATTACATTTGGTATATCTGCGGCTTCTGGCCTTTCTCTTAGATATTTCTCCTTATCTGGTAAAGAAACAGGAGTAAGATTTTTACTTACTTCCTTTTTAGGTTTTTCAACCAAACCTAATGCTCTTTCAGTCTTTTGCAATTCTCTTCTAATTTTCGCAATTTCTTGTCTATCCATTTTATTACCTCCATTTATTATACTGCCGTAGGCTCTAATAATTTTAATTCTCTAACAACTTCTTTTACTGAATCTCTAAAATCTGTTGGGGTTTGAGTAGCGGTTATTAGTTTTTCTACAATGGGAAGTGCTCTTACTCCTTTTGCTCCTTGTGGTGGTCTAGCCAACTGTTGTTTAATACGACTAATTACTTCACCTACATCAGAAGCAGCATCATCACTTAATTGTTGTTGTTCTAATTCTTGGGCTTGAGATTCAAGAGCAGTTGTAGTTGCAGCATCTTGAACAGTTTGAGTTGGTGTATTTTGATTTAGAGTTTGTTGTCCTTCTTTATATCTAAAATCAGTTTCAGGAACCCTTTGTCGTAAATGTCTAAATGATGGGGAATTTAATCGTTTTGAATATTCTTCTCCTTCTTTTAAAGATGTAGGATTAGAAAGACCAACATCTAAAGTTTGACCTTGTTTAATAATATTCCACCAACTCATTTTAACCAACCCTACTTTCTGTTCTTCTATCTATATTCTGATTTCCCGCCTCTTGCGGTAATCCTGTATTTCGCTTATCTGGCCCCACGCTCATACTAGGCTTGTTCCTTTTAGCACCTCCGCCTTCAGGAGAAGGTTTATCCCCCATTAAAGATTGTTCTTGTAATTGACCTAATTGACTAGCATCAACATTAGTTCCTGCATATGGGTCATTTTCAATTTTCTCATCTTCTTTCGGTTTTTCAGCCTTTTCTTCAACAATTTTCTTAAAAGTAAATTCCCCTTCTTCATTCATATCAATATCAAAACCAAGATTTTTGATAGATGCAGCAACATTAACTTCAATCTCACGCTTACGCATAATAGCAATCTCATCTTCTTCTTCAGATGGAGGCAAAATTAATTTCCAATCAGTAATCCCAAACTCATTAATTAGCCACGGAAATACATACTTATTATACACATTTTGTGCCATTTCAACAGCACGATTTGTAACAAGTATTTGCATACCTTCATTATTTAATCCGCCACTAGCAGAATTATCTGCCATGAAAATTTTACTTACACCATAGAACGCTGCAATTCTATCTCTTAAATCCTCTTTAACAGCAACATAATCCATCTCTTTCAATGAATCCATAAACTTAATCCATTCAATTGAACCTTTACCATTATCGGCTTCAATTCCCATAACAGGAATAAAGTGTTTATCTTCTTCCATCTTTTCCTTTACTGCTCTCCAAAAGGTTTTCATTGATTCCATGTTTCTAGTTTGAACAGCAAGCAAACCTTTAGGCATACGACTCTTAGTATAAGAAGTATTCACATAATTTTCCATAGCAATTAAAGTAGTTATGTGATTAAATAAAGTCAATACAGGAGATTGACCATATAACCTTGAGGGAGCATATTTACTAAAATGTAACACTTCTCCCTTAACAAAGTATTGTTCTTCACCATTTACTCTATTAACATAATGAACAGGGTGTAACTTTTCATGAGTTTCAGGATGACATTCAAACGGGTCATCTGATAAGAAACTTCTATCATTCAAAGAAGTGAATCCTGTTGTCCCTCTTGTTCCATCTTCATCAGCATAAATAGCCATAGTACAAGGGTCGCCCCTATATACTTCTTTAATTCTATGTAGTTTTATTTCACCATTACCGTCTAAATAATATTCTTTAACTAAAATAATGTAAGCATCATCAATAATATTCAAATCATCTTCTAATTCTTTTAAAACATCAACCAACATTTGATTAGACTCATTAACATATCCATCTAAAAAGTTTTTAGCATAAAATAATTGTTTTTCATCTGGCTTTCTTAAAGAATCTGTCCCACAAGTGGCACATCTTTCAACATCGTTTTCGTGTTCTTTACCGCATTTGTTACATTTCATGGAAAAACTCTTTTTCCAATCATAACCTCTTCTAAATACTTCATTTTTAAGTTGAGTTGTGCAAGTCCTAGTAATTACTGACTGTGTTGCAATATTATATAATAAAGGAGTAGTCATATACATTCCGGATTCTTTTTCTTGTATTCCCATTTGGAATACTTTCCTATCTCCGGGAGTTGGAGTCCTACGCCTTAAAAAATTTCTTATTGAAAATCTTCTCTTTTCTACCATATTATCACTCCAGTTTCCATAAATTGTATTTTCTAAATTTCATATAATCTATAAAAGACATAGTTCCATATAAATCTGAAAAACCATCAACCTTAACATAATTCCTTTTAGATATCCTATTTTCTAATCTACTTAATTCACTATTTTCTATAGGTATTAAAATTGCAATTTTAGTTTTATTTTTTAAATCACTATTTCTTTTTTCCATTAGTTCATTATATATTCCTTGTCCTCTATATTGTTCTTTAATATATGAGTTACCTATAAAATACCAATTTCCCATATCTTTATAACAAATGTGTCCAACGGGTTCATCATGAATATATTTAACATAAAATTTAGCATTTGTTATTGGATAACCCTTTTCTTTCATAGTTATTAAATTAGGCCAATTTTTTTGTAAGTCCCCTTCGTGACAAATAACTATCATATTAGCCTCCATTCAAATCTGAACTAGATATTTACTTTCTATTCCACCTTCTCTAACATAAACAATTCCATCAAAATTATCATCTTTTAAAATTTCTGGTTTAGGTAAATTTTCACCTTTAATACCAATAACTCCTATATCTTTTTTATCTATACCTAAATCATCTGCCCTCATTTTAGCAAAATTATATGCGGCTTTTTCATTATCTGTACTATATGTAATTCTTTCAACATTTCTTAATTTTTTAGGAACCCAATGCTTACTTCTTCCCTTCACATTACCGCCTTTAATTCCTTCATCTAAAACTTTTTTTAAATTTAAAGTCCCATGATATTCTGTAACTTCTCCTAAATCTTCACTATTCTTAGATAAAACCTTATGCTCAAATAAATAATCGGAAGCGTCATCAACACTTGACCACTCATCTTCTGTTAAATCAAATTCTTCAGCCACCTCTTCTAATTCATCAATCGCCTCATTAACATCATCTTTAATAATAGATTCTAAATCATCCATTGTACTCATTTTACAATTATCATGTAATTTAGCAACATTTTCAAAATCAATATTATATTTAGAAAAATCGTAACCTACATTATCTTTATGGTTTTCATATTTCATTAACTTAAAAATTTCTTCACAGCGAGTTTTATACCAGTCTGCCTTTTTATGGGATTTTTTCATACGAATTAATTCTAAAAGTAAGTCTGCATTTTTCCCTTTCATCCTAAAATGGGGGCGACATTTAGTAAGCAATTCAGTAACATCTGCTTGAGAATAAAAATTTAATCTATTAACAGGTCTAGTATTTTGGGGAGATTTTTGGTCAAGGTGTAATTTACCCACACCTAACGCTTTCTGAATTTCAATCATGAATGCCTTTCCTCTATCCCCTGTCGCTACTAAACCGACTCTTGGGTTATAATTTTTATCTACAGTAATATATCCATCTGAATCAATAAAAGCAGCAGTATAAGCGTATAGGTCTTTCTTAATATCATCATTTAATTTAAAATAAGAACCATCTATATTAGTTATACCCAATTTATCTGCTGCTTTAGAAATAATTTGAGGTGATGCCCTCTTAAAAAGACCACTATCCATTTTTTCATGAATTTGTCTAGCAGAAATTCCGGGACTGTCACAAACAGACTTAATTATAAAATCATTCATTGATTCTGAAATGTTTTTCCTTATAGATTGATGAGAAATATTTTTAATAAAACTCCTAAACTCTCTTTTTGCTGATGACATTTCTTTATGTAAAACACTATATTCCTTAGAATAGTCTAGTTGTTTTAATTCAAGTTCGGATTCCCAATATTTACAAAGAATATCTACAAGTTTCATCCTGTTATCATAATCTTTTACTGAATGAATCTTTTTTAAATCCTGTTCTGTAAAATTCATTTTTCTAAGAGGAGTCTCATATTTATTTAACCAATATATAGATTTAATACAATCATCTAAATGACTAGAATATGCTGTAATTAAAGTATCTATTCCTTTAGTTAATTCTATTTTATTATCTCCTTTCAAAGTTCTTCTATATTTCCTTAAACTTTTAACCACACTAGAAATGTCATCCCCATCAACTAAATATTCTTTTGGAAAGGCTTCTAACATCTTCTTAGTTTCTGAAAGATTAGTTTTAAATTCTATTGACATATTTCTAACTAATTCATGCTCATCCATAATATTTTGATTATTTAACCAAGACAATTCAATTTTATCAGAAGTAGGAACATCAACTCCCATTTCTGATATAAGTTTATTTTGCTCATCTTCAAGAGTTTCCAACTCATTTGCAGTTTCACGAAGAGATTCAGAAGTTAAGACCAAGTATTCCACCTCCTATTAAATTATTTGGCTCTTCTTTAAGATTAAATATATCTATATCATCTAATAATATAAAAGAATCATTTGCCTCATGTGTTGCGGCATTGGCTAATGCCAACCCCATTACTAAATCGTCGTGTGCGCCTACCCCTTCAAACCTTCCTGTATCGGTGATAGCAAACATTGATAATTCCTCTAAAATGTTATCTGTGACCCTTTTGCTCTCTTCATTTCCTCTAGGGAAAATTAACTTATGATTCTCAATATTCATCTGTAAATTCAAAATAATCTCTTCTTTTCTTTTTCGGGTTGTTGTAAAGTCATGCACATTTAAGTCAGTAATATTTCTTAATTCTTGAGTAAAGGATTTAGCGAAATTATTTGTTTCTAAAAATATTGCTTCTGGTCTAAACATTTGCCCTATTAATTTTACTTTATTGATGTTTTCTCTAAATTCTACATTTTTTTGTCTATCTACAAAAACAATTCTTTTATTTTTATTCTCATCAACTTCTAATACAATAATAACATTGTAGTCGCCGTCAGTTGATATAGCAGGGTCAATCCCAACATAATACTTAAATCCATCTTTCTTCCTTTCTCTCATCCTTAGTATGTCTTTTTTACCTAACTCTTTACAAGCCCCTAAATGTTCAGGATTAAATAATGAAGTACCTGTTGAAATAGGAATACACATATATTCTCTTGTAAATTTTAATGAGCCTACTTCGGACTTTCTTTGCATTAATGCTTCATAATCCCAACGCTCCGGCCATAACGGTTCATTGAGTTGATTAATACAAGGGTATTTTGTAACAGTATAAGCCTCATTTTCTTCAAGTTGAGTGAAAATATCAGTATATGTAAAAGGAGTACCAATCATTCTTAATGAGGCTGTATGGTGAAGAGTTGGAATCATATCACCAAAGAACCAATCTGTAACCTTTTTGATTGCGGCTAAACTAAACTCTTTCAAAGGGTCGTCAATAACAATTTCTTGAGGGTGAAGCCCACGAATCTGTGACCCGACTGAACGCTCAAGAATTGAATTACCGTTTGTTAAAGTAATGTTTCCTAATGCCCAACCCCTTGACGGCTTTAAATGCTTTAATTGGGGTTTATTAAATAATTTATCAATATCTCTCATATGTACCATAGTCTGTTTATGGTTAGAAGATATGTATATCATTTGATAAGGAGGCGGCTGAAATACTAGATTCCAAACTACCCAAGAGTGCATAAATACTGATTTTCCGTGGTCACGGCTACAAATAATTACAGACCGATTAGTTGTGTTGAGAAGTTCTAGCCATTCTTCATGAAATGGAGTAAAATCATATCCTAATACTTGTTGAAAGAAATATGGAAATGAAGTTTTGGATAATTCCATATCCATTTCTGCGGAGAAGTCTAATTCATTAATTTCCATTTTCACACCTATCCCATTCTTCAATTATGACTTTTTCAAGAGGCCGATGCCGAAAACGATTTAAAAAATCATATAATTCTTCACAAGGCCATTCACGCCATTCATGCCACGCCCCCGTTTCCAGAAATTTTTTTCTTGCCTCTTCACAGCATTTATTATCTTCATTATCTTCTAAATCAAATCCTTGTTTTGGCTTAAATATACCTACTTTTGCGGTAGGTTGAACAATTTGTTTTTTCCACACTTTATTAAACATGGGTTTATCTCCAATCAACATCTAAAGCATATTTATCAAAAATTTTATAATAATAGATATCATATAAGGTTATGTCCCTTTCTAACCCTAAGCGAATTACACTTCTTTTTTTATACAATACCGTTAATTCTAACCAAGTTACTCTCTTATTAGTAGAGCCATCAATTCTAATCTTATAACCATTCATTTCATCTTCAACCATAGGGGGAGAAATGGTAGGTAGTAAATCATAGTTTTTTAACATTTCTAGGGATTTACAAGCAACATTTTCTGGAATAGGATTGTATTTATACATTTTTCTTTGCTCAATATATTCATGAAAATTTATACTATCATCATCCTCCTTCTTAAAGAGCGCAAAGCGTTCTGATTTTGCCCAAGAAAAAATTCTTGAATCTTCATTAAAAAGAGGTTTGTAATTTTCAAAGTCTTTATCATTCCATAATTCTTTTAATGGTAATGGGGTATTTTTAATTTTATTTGCATACTCTTGTAACTTTTTATTGCAATCACCATCATCCTCTTCTTCTAAATCAAAACCCTGTTTAGGTTTGAATATACCTACTTTACCTACTGGTTTAACTATTTGTTCTTTCCATATCTCATCAAACATTAAATCATCTCCAATCAATATCTATTTCATCATAATTACCAACTGTTCCTCCGGTGTGAATGTAGTGGCTTAATATCACATAATATTCATCCCATTTTCTACTGTTGGTTGGTCTTATATACATTTTCATTGTTTTCACTCCATGCATCCCTAATTCATATTCCGACCAATCGGCATGAAATTCATAATCTTTTGACAATGGTAGAATATAGGGTTTTCTATAATCTTTCCCTAATTCCTTAAGATATTTTAATGCTAAACAAGCAATTTCTTCAGGAACAGGATTATATCTAAACTTAATCCTTTCCCAACCATAAGGTAGATAAGTATTTTCGTTTCCATAATCTATTTCTTCATACCCCTTAATTTTCATTTCCATAGTTTCATCTATTTCTATTCCTGATTCATTTTGCTTTTCCCAATAACTATTAAATTGAGGACTTCCTTTAGTTTTAAAAGACATATTTCTTAATTTGTTAGCATACTCTTGTAACTTTTTATTACAGTCGTCATCTTCATCTTCCTCTAACTCAAAACCCTGTTTAGGTTTGAATGCACCCACTTTAGAAGTAGGCTGAACAATTTGTTCTTTCCATATCTTATTAAACATATTAATTATCTCCAATCAATATTAAAATTATACCTAGATGCATCCTTAAAATTTCTAGCCGGATTTAAATCATTCCTTTCAAAACTAAAAACCATTTTACCCGCCTTAAACATAGATATAGTATTTGCACACTCTAAAATTAACTGAATAAGTATAGAATCATTATGTTTCACCATTGTTTGTAAAATGCTTTGGTCGTATCTATCTTCACTAAAAACCCAAATATCATACCCATCTATTTCTTTATGTTTAAATACACTTCCTATATTCTGTTTTTTTAATATTTCTAATGTCTCACAAGCAACGCTTTCAGGTACAGGATTATATATATGGGTTTTAGATTGAACTGCTAATTCACGGTGGTTTCCAACTGCCGATGAAAAATATATTGATTTTTCATCTTTTTCATCAAATATTTTGCGAAACATAAAATCTCTATAATATTCCATTTCTTTACTATCCCAACTATCTTCAAAGGGCAAACGCACATTCTTAATTTTATTAGCATATTCTTTTAATTGCCTATTACAATTATCATCATCTTCTTCTAATTCAAATCCCATTTTAGGTTTGAATATTCCTACCTTAGAAGAAGGCTTAAGTATATTTTTTTTCCATATCTCATTAAACATATTATTCCCCTGCTGGTTCAAAGTCTTTTAGTAACATTAACCATGCCTTAGAGAAAGAATCTTGGAACTTTCTAATTCCCCATGCTGAATTACCAGTATTTTCATATTCTTCTCTAAATTTATCAAAAACCTTTTTCGGGTAACTTTCACCAAAAAGTTCAACAATTTGTTCTTCACTAGGATTTATTGTATAACCCATTCTTTGCTGAAAATTAATATATTCCTTTAGTGGTGTTCTTTTTGGTCTAAGTCCTGCTATTTTTGGGCCACTTACTAATTTATCTCTTCTTTTTATCAATTCACTATAAATACCCATTTTTGCCCAATCATCATGTGTTCTAGAATCACCAAGAAAAACTACACCATCACCTTGATGATAAGCAACATAACCAACAGGCTTTTCTTCATCAACAATCTCACCCTTATTATCTACATCTCCTTTTTGAGCAATAGCCGCCAAATATATAGAAACAGGATACCAACTTTGTAGTTCTTTTCTTCTTTTAGGAATAGGCTCATTATACGCTAACTCCCACTCTTTAGAAAGGGCAGAATATGGCATCTCTTGGTATCTCAAGTAAATCACCAATACTCATTTAAAATTCCTTTTGTTGGCCTACAACCTTTACAACGGCCTTTTTTAATAATATCCCACGCTTTCTTAAATTCACCGTCATCCATTTTCATTTCTTTTTGCCAACCTTCAGGAAATTCTCTTCCTTGAGGATAAATAATATCCTCTCCTCTAGCAGTTTTTTGAGGAATCCCTGTTTTTGGGTCAATTTGTGCTCCAGTTCTACCTAGACTAAATGGGCCAATATTAATTTCTTTACCACCTTCATCAATTGATTCTAAATATCTTTTTTCTTCTTCAGTAAGAATATCTCCAAACACCTGTTCTCTTTCATCACCTAATTCTCTAGTTATACCAAGTTGAATTTTCATACTACTTAAAGTATAACAATGAGCAACCCAACTTTTAAAGTTATTATTTTCTATAATTTTTGTAGCAATCTTTTGACTATTTAATGGCATATCATTATCTAAATTTAAACTTTCACCTATTCTTTTAATAGCCTTATTTGTAAATCTTACACAATTTTCCTTAAAATTTTTCAAATTAAATATTTCTTCAATTTCAGAATCATCTAATCTTTTATCTTCTAAGGCTTCTTCTAACATTTCTTCATCTTCTTCACTTAATAGTTGATTATCCCAAGCCTTATGAATCATAATAATTAAATCTTGTAAAATAGATTGAATTATTCTATTAATAGCCTTTAATGTTTGTTCATGCCTTTTAGGATACATTCCTCTTCCAACTTTGCCTCCTGTTGGTTTGCTAATATCTTTTTCACCATGAAAACTTCTTGCTGCTTCAGAAAACCGTTCTTCACTTTCTTTAACCTTTTGTTCATATCCTGTTTCTTCTAACAATTCTTCAAATAAAACCATAAATGCTAAAGCCGCATCTTCAATTGCGGCATTGGTTAAATTTTCAAACCCTCTAACACTAAGTATTTTTCTCATATGATTTATCCAATCTAAATCTTTTATAGCATCTAAAGATATGCCATAACTTGCCTTTTCATCAAATTTATCATTTTTTAATATTTTATTCCATGACATTTTATCTCCCCCTTTGATGCGTAAAACCTTTAGATGCCCCGCCTTCAATTACTTTACCATGACTTCTTTGTTCTCTTATATCTTTATAATAGTCAGAAATAAAAGGTTTAACCCTATCTTTACCAAATAATCTATTCAAAACCCTTTCAGCATCAACATTATTTTTGGCCTCAGAAAAAACCTCCTTTACAGCATTTTTAAGGTGCTCATCTGAAATTTTTAAAATTTTTTCCCACGACATTATTCTCACTCCTTATCTACATAGCCCTTTAATAATATAAACTGCTTCTTCATTAATACCATACTTTTTAGATAAATTATTAATAGAATCTAAAGATTTAACAATCTCATTTATTTCTAGAGAAGTTATATCTAACTTAAATTCCTTTTCCATTTTAGTAACAATATAATCCATAGTATTAATATCTTCTAAATACATTGTATCATAGTAAATAGGTTTATTTTGCATTTTTCTTATTGAATCATAAACTTTTAATATTGCTTTATTTACCTCATTATCTTTATTATGCCTTTCAGGGTCAGTTAAATCAACAATTGATTCAATTAAGTCTTGTAGTTGTTTAAAGTCTTTCTTTTCCATAAACCTTTCTTTTGAACGAAGTATGTTTTGTAAATTAATATCAGTTAATAATGTTCTTAAAGAATATATAGGAAGTTCTTCTTCACCTCCAACTTCTTTAATCGTATCTTCATATTTATCGTAAAGAGGCTCTAACGGCTTACCAAAATAATCTAATTCATCAAGTCTAACTTCACTTAAAGAGCGTTTCAAAGCCCTACCTATTTTACCGGCTCCCCAAAGTTTATTTTCTTTATCACTATCATCAAATATTTTATTTAAACTTCTAACTACCCTTTCTACATTCTGAATATATACATGAACCCCTTCAGTAATTTTCTCACTTGTGGAAGCACTCAAATAATCCTTTATTCTTCTTAAATCATTAATTTTAAGATTGTCTGCCGCACCTACTAACAGTTTTCTTTGAGCCTTAACTTCTGGAATATCACCAAAATTAAATCTAAGAACCCTGTAAGGAAACTCCCCTTTAACATCGTCAATAAATCTAGGTTTTTCTCCTTCAATAAAATGCCTTCCACTTCTAGCCAAAGGTTTCCAGTAATAATCACTAATAGCCTTAAAGAAGTTCTCTTGGGCATTAACAAACTCTTTATTATCAAAGGTTCTTGTTTTAGAAGGAATACCACTTTGCGCTCTAGGTTTCTTTAATCCTTTAGGTTCTGGCTTAGGATATAAGCCTGTTTTAAATCCAAAAGTGGCGGGTGTTCCACCATGCCTTCCTCTATACTTAGGCCAATTTGGAGGCATTGATACAGGAAGTTGCCCAATATTTTCAATAAAAATTTCAGATAACTCATTAAAGAATTTACCTGTACCTCTTTCTATTCTATCTAATAAAGGAATTATATTCAAACCGTCAATCTCTTTTAACCAATCACTAGCAGGTAAATAAGATACAGTAGATTTATCACCAGCAACATCTGATAATTCTTCTAGGACTTTTTCTACTTTATTTGCTTCAGGAGAATCCGCCTTTAATTTTGAAAGAACAGCACTTAACTTTCCTTCTATATCTTCAGTAACAATTTCTGAAAGTAATTCTTCTCCAGTTAATGTTTCCCATTCCTTTTCAAAGGCATCAACCATAACAACGGGAATGTCTAAAATCTCTTCTTTAATTGCCCACCAAAGAATAGCATCTACATATCCTTCTGTAACCAAGTCAGCAAATTCTAAAGATTTTTCACTTAAAACTTCTCCTTCTTTTCCACCTAATTCTCTAGTTTTACTTCTAGGTTGTTGAAGAGTAGTATAATATTCTCCTCTTTCAGAATAAGAAGTTCCTGCTTCAAATGCAGTTTGCTCACCAAAACCATATCCTTTTGCTTTAGGACTTAACATTTTAAGGAATTTTATTATTCTAATTTCTGGTCGGTCTAACCTCATTTTAAACGGCTTAATATTTACAACATAATCTTCAGGTAATTTCAAATTCATGATTTTATCTTTAACATCAAAAGCATCTTCAAAATCATCTTCTTTTACTACCTCTTTTAGTTTCTCAAGAGCATCACTTAATCTATCATATTTTTCTGATATACCTTTCCAATAACGATAAATGCCCTTTCTATCTTGAGCATATTTAATATCAGCACCAACAATTTCATCAAAAATATCACTTGACCTTGCAACAATTGTGTTTATATCTTGTGCGCTGGATTTATTTGCCCATTGTCTAGAAACTATATCCAACACATCTTCTAATTTAGATATGTTAGGTAACTCAACTTTTTTACCTTGAATAATAAGACCATTAATGACTCCAATAAAAGAATCATATTTTCCCTTATCTATTCCGGGTTTTAGAGTAACTGTATCTAAATCTAAATTTGATAAATGTTTAGTTGCTAAACTAATAGGTCGCCCTTCTCCCTTTTTATGAACTATAACTCCTTTGAGTGCCTTATCTATATTTGCATTCAATTCTTTAAGTTTAACTTCCGCCCCACCAATTCCTTCAACACCCTTTTCTGCTTCTTTTCCTGCGGCTTCTATTTCTTCCCATATTCTATCCATTTCTTCTTCGCTTGTAAGGGATAGTAATTCTCTTTTTATTTCTTTTCTTACTTTTCTAACATTCCCTTGATTAATGCCTTCATTAATATATTTTCTCTTAAAATCTTCAATCTTTCCTTTATCTACCATATTTACTGCCTCCTAATAAATCCTTCTTTAACTAATTCATCCATAATATTATGATTAACTTCTGCTTGGTAATGTCTTTGATTTTGTATTATAGTCAATAATTTTTTCTTTACTAAATCTATAACAACAGGTTTAATTTTTACCAATAGTAAATCAATACCTTTCTCCATATCAATAATTTCGTCTTTTAAAATTTGCTCTCCGTTTTTAATTTTCTGTTTTAAATCATCATAGTTTTCTGAAGATAACTTTGATTGCAATCTTTTAACTGTAGGCATAAACTGATTTATATTAAACACAACATCTATCTTTCTAAGTAATCTAAGAGCCTCCAAAAAATTAACATCTGTTCCTCTATATTTTTGAGCAGTTTCAACAATAATAGTATCTTGTATAGTTCTATCAGAAAGAATCATATCATAAATAGTATATGCTAAAGTTTTTTGTGTGCTAGTAGTGAAATTTTTAGTTGCTCCACCTATACCTTTAGTTGAAGTTTGTTCGCCAAAAATATCTTCAGGTATTGATTGACCCAATTCGTGCGCCCTTATTTCATAATCGTCATATATATCTAGCAAATTATCATACTTTTCTCTTTCTTCAACAACTCCTTCATTAAAGATTTTAGTAACTATATCAGAATAAGCGTTAAGATTTCCTTCTGAATTAAGTGTTGCAGGTGGAGAAAAAAATGTTAAGGTCTTTTCTTCATTCATTGGGTGAGGCGCACTTTGCCTATTAGTAAAACCAAAGAAATCTTTTAGACTCATAGTTTGTTTATATTCTTCCATTTCTTCTTCGCCGAAAATTTCTTCCATCTCTTTCACGGCCTTTTTACTATTAGCGGTAGAAGAAGAACCATCTAAGTCACGGTTTATTTCCCCAACCCAATCAACAAAGGTTTTAGGAATCTTACCTATGGAGTCAGTTATAGATTGAATTTTTTTATTCCTCCAATCTATCCAATTTTCTAATTGCCCACCTCTTTCTTTACTTGTTTCTAAATCTCTCCCCACACTTCTAAAATATTCTTCTTTGCTTCCTTCAAAAGCATCATCAACATAACCTGTAAATCTTTGATTAGTGCCTTCTTTTTTAGACCATGATTGTTCTAGATAAGATTCCTTTAATTTATCAAGTCTTATAGAATATTTTCTTTTAATATTTTCTAACCATCTTTTCATATAAACCTCAGTATCTATATCATCAGTTTGTAACAACTCAATAAATAATTTATTTGTCCATCTTTGGGATTTACCTTCAAATTGAAGTCCTCGGCTAAGTTCGGCAATCCACATGGGTTTTAAATTATATCTTAATTTTCTTTTACGCTTTAACTCGCTATATTTTTTTATATATTCTACTGCTTTATTGATATCAATATCTGTTAAAGTAAAATCTTCTAAGTCTTTAACATATTCTTGCCCTTCTTCATCTTTTAATGTTTTAGTTTTAAAATAGTGTTTATAAGGCCAATCTTTAGGAGCATGATTAAAAATAGTTTCTTTAGTTTTTTCACCTAAAAACACATTAATAAATCTGTTTATTTTATTCTTACTTTCTCTAGGATATATTAATTTAAAATACTTTGCTAATTCTGCCCAATCAACAAATCTTTCCGCATTTATATTTTCTTCTGCATCTTTAAATAATCTTTTTAGAGTATCACTTCTTTCTTTCCTTCCTTTAGTTGCACCCTTAATTCTACCCTTATCTCTAACCCTAATAAAAGAAGTTAATGTTGGGTAAATTTTATTCCAACTTTCTTCAATAGTATCTTTAATTTCTTCTTGCTCATCATAAGAATCATATTTCTTATCTATTAAAGGAGTTAATGAAATCACTACATTATTTGAATTAGAACCCCAAGAATTAACTTGTTCTTTAAAGTCTTGATAATTATTTATTCTTAATTTTTTATCTTTAGAATCTTTATACATATCAAGAGTTTTTGCCCAACTTTCTGCACCCGCCACATTCTCTAATTTCTCTAACCATTGGCTTCTTTTATTTGGTAGGGTTAAATCTATTTTTAACACTTCCATCCAATTCATTTTAACCCCTCCTTTATTCACTAGCCCAAAATCTAAAATTATTAGTTTTTAACATTTCTGTTCTAATTTCTCTCATACATTTCATTCTCTTAGAAACATCTGCACCCATACCTTGTTTTAACCAATAATCAACCATTTTTCTATTATCATTTTCAAGTTGAGAATACTTTGCAAACTCATCTCCTATTGGTAATTTATCATCCTTAACTGCATCTATTATTTGTTGCCATTGTTTTTCAGCACTTTTAAGGATGAGTTGCCAAGTCATTGTAATTTCCTCTCCATTTCATTTTTAACATCTAACCAAACTGTCGGATGCTGTTGAGCCAAAACCTCTTTGACAATTTGCATTTGAGCAACAATAATAGTATCCTGTCTTTTATGCACAAGTTTTCCTTTAAATTCCATAAGGTATTTTAGACTCTCTCTAACTTCTCTTGCAAGTTTAGTTAGTGATTCAATTTGTTTAGAATCTAAGTTCTCTTCTTCAAATAACAAATCAAGTTTAACATCTAATCTTTTAATATTATTAGAAAGAACATCAATCTCATCAATCTCTTTCTTTGCTAAAAGTGCTGCGGCAGATTTCTGTACCAATGGTTGAAGGTGGCTTTTCATGTGTAATTGTAATTGTTCTTTAGTTGTACCTAAAGTGTCTGCTAAAACAGATGTTTTTAAATCTCCAGAAGATAGCCCTTGTTCAAAAATATCTCTTGAAGGATGAGTACATAATTTACATTTTGGATTTGATTTTTCTTCATACTCGCTAACATGGTTTCTCATATGGCGACTTGTTGCTCCAGAAGGCCAACCCATTTTTTTATCTAATTCATCAGGAGTCATTGATAAAGAATTAATTGATTCTTCTAATTCTTCTCTTTGACTATGTTGGCAAAGGCGACAATGCTTGCGAGTTTTCTTACTCATTTTAATCCCACTCTTCTTTTATTACGAATGGAAACGGGGCATTAAAGTCCTTATTATCATAAACAGTTACTTTTTCACCCGATGGTTTTTTAATCCAACCAACAGCCATTAATTCTTTATCTCCCACTTCTTCTAAACTTAACATAGAATTTTCCTTTGTCCATTTACCTTGTTCTGACATAGGTATATTTTTTAATATATTTTTCCAACTCATTGTAATCACTCTTCACTATCTAAATTATACCGACTAATAATACCTTCCATTTCTTTTATTTGTTCTGGACTAGCATTTTTTGCTGCTTCTATCGCTCTTTCCCTGTCTTCTTTACTGTATTTCCACGCTAGGTATAAATGGGGTTGAGCAATAGGAGCAGAAATAATTAGAAAACCAATAAATAATAGTTTTCCTGCTACACTACCAATACTTCTAATCGCCGCCTTCACTCTATCTAATTTATTCGCTTTTAAAATATACTTCCATTCATCAGTCATTGTAATCTCTCCTTAATACTCTCCTTTGACATTAAACATTTGGTCGTGACTTTCCATATCAAATTCTTTTTGG